CTCCTTCGCTTTCTTTCTCTTATCCTTCTCCTCTTGACTTACAACTTTCGGTGGTTTAAGTTTAACTACCTCTGGTTTCCTTTTCATTTTCTTACCAGTTTTAATATGTCTTAATTCTGGTGGTGAGCTGTCTTCGTTTACCTTATACCCAGCGTCTTCAATAAGTTTAATAATGGATTCTCTTTTCACTCTACCCTTCGGTACTTTAAGTTTCATTAATTCGTCATAGGATTTAATCATTCTTTTAAGTTCTGGTACAGACAACATTTTATAACATGTATTGATAAAATATTTAAGAGATTGAAACACAAAAAAAGGATTTTCTTTTCTGTTTCTTCTTATCCCTTCTGGCTTCTAATTGAAACAATTTTTTCTCCAACCTTTTAATTCTTTCTCTTTTTTTATATATTAAAGTTGAACGAGTCATACTATCACAACGATACATTCTTACTCTAACCTCTCGGTTAAATGCAACACGACAAAGCGTCCTTTTCATAGAATTATTTTCTATTATATAGTATAAAATAATAAATGCCGAAAAACAATACGATTATTCATAAGTCATTCTCTAAGAAAGATTTACTCAAAATCATTGACGAATTCAAAATCATTATAGGTGTCAATGAATCACATACGAAATTATGTGTAGCCACTACTTTATGGGAGCTATTATTCAGTATGCAGTATTTAGAAATACCAACAGATAATTCACTATTAGTTAAAGATCTGCCCGGTTTAAGAAACTACTTGAAAAATCCTAATCCAAGAAAACCTTATTCTGTTAAAGATAGAGACAGATATATAATGACAGCGAAAAAAATAAATCATTACTGCGAAAATGGTTATGATATTAATAAATCAATATATACAGATATACTACAAATATATAATGACGCAGACGAAATATCTAAATATGGTGATATACCTATTGTACGCAAAACAATTGCAAAATTAATGAAGGATATAAATAGACCATATCTAATTAAACCACAAGTATCTCAACATATCTTACATGATATTGAATTGAAAAAATCATTGAATAAGAAATCAGTATATATGAAATGCAAAGTTAAGCACGGACATTTTGTTTTAACTTTTGATTAAAAACGCGGTAATTTTAAAGATTTTTTTATCTAATATTAAGTATAAAATAAAATGGCGAATTTCGTGGATAGTCCTAATTATGAAGTATATGACGATTACTATACCCCTAAATCTGCGTGGGAGAATATAAATCACCTCATACCCAAAGATAAAGTAATATGGGAGGCGTGTTTGTTGAACTCTTTTCAAAGTAAATCAGTTGAATATTTAAGGGAGCTGGGTAATAATGTGGTAGGTGATACTGCATTAGATATTCTCAAAGATAAACCTTTACAGAGTGATATGATAATTACTAATATACCTTTTGATAGAAAAATTAAATTACCTATTCTTAAAAGACTGGTGGAGATAGATAAACCATTTATTATCATAATGAACTCATTGAATATGTACGCTAAATATATGAGAGAAATATTTAAAGGTAATTTTCAACATTTACAAGTAATCACACCAGATAGTAAAATTAATTATTTAAAATTAAATCCAGACGGCACATTAACCGAAACTAAAAAATGTTCTTTTTACTCTGTGTATCTGTGTTATAAAATGAACCTTAATCCAGAAGATTTATGGTTAGGTAAATAAAGAATTCAAGTGCGGTTTTTTACCCAGATTTTTTTTCTATGTTTAAGTATAAAATAATGAATAGTAAGTTGCAAAGTGATTTAGAGTTCGGTTTTAAAAGTGAAGACGAATCAATGCCTTATCTTGAATCAATATTCGGTGAGCTAAAAAAAACAGACCAGTATAACAAGTTTGATTATTTAAATGATACATGTAAGATAGAACTTAAAACTCGTAAATGTAGATTCGGTCAATATCCAGACCTTTTTTTTGAATTAGGTAAAATTAAAGAGGGTATTAAGTTTAAGAATGCAAATCCAGATAAAAAGGTTTTTTTTATATGGAGGTGTCTTTATACAAGTACAGAAGAAGAAGGTTTTTATTACTGGGAGCTAAATGAAGAAGAAGTTAATACTGGATATGGTGGCAGAAACGATAGAGGTAAAGACGAATATAAGATATTAGTTAAGATAAAAAATGAATATATTAAGCCTCTTTTTTCACATAGACCGACTTTATAGTGTCTATATCTGTACCCATTTTATTAGATAATTCTTTCTCTTTTTCTTTTACCTCTTTAAGTAAATCACTTGCAACAATTTTTCTTATCATGGTTGTGGAGATTGATTTATTTAAATATTTTTTACTTGTTTTTATAAGTAGTTGAGATAATGCATTGCGACTCATAGGAAATAAGTTTTTACTATCTCCATTTTTTCTTATATACATACGGATTATTTTTTCAAGATCTTTCGGTACACTAATGACCTTCTCCTTATACTTCTTACTCGTCTTATAATCGTTCATTATGAACTCCATTTTTGTTTTATCAATTACAAGATAATTATTATCTTTTTTTTGTGTTTCGGTTAATTTATTATACTCTCTACGAGTAATTTTTTCAAGGTTAGATAAATCATTTCTCATAGGAATACGGATTAATATTTCAAGGATCACATACACTTTTAAGAGGTTGTATTCTTTCGCTGTCAATGAATCTTTTTTTTTGAGTTTCGGTATATCTAAATCTTTTTGAATTCGCTTCACCATGTCTTGTAGCTCACTTAACTCAATGAAATTATTTTTCTGTTTTTCACTAATAATACCGCTCTGTTGATTTTCTTGATATTTCTTATTTAATTGGTCTCTAACCTCATTGTATTTATCTATGGTCTTATCTTTACTGCTTTTATCTTTACTCATTAAATAAACTATGATAGAATTGTAATAATTTCTCTGGGTTGTAAAATGTTTATCTTCTAATTTCTTCTTAACTTTATCCACTTCATTTAGAAAATTAAGATTATCTTTTTCAAATATTTTCATTAACTTATTAAGGTTGGAGACATACATTTTAATTGTACTTTCTTTTGCATTAGGTCTTGCCTTTGAAATTAAATCTTTAAGTTTTTCTGTCATTTTATAATATAAGGTTAGATTTTATTTTGATTAATCCAGATTGACAAAAACGGATATATATAGTTGTCAAAATGGATTATTAAAAGAATTTAAAATATCTAAAAAATCGTTTGTGTCAATTTGGATTAAGACCAGTACACTTCAAGTTGTCCGTCTTTGAGAGTGCAGTATCTTAATTGTTCTGTGTAGGCAATCTGTAAATATGAACCAGTGGCGAGACCTTGTCCCGTACCAGCATTGTCTCTTGCATTCATAGTGAGCTCAACTCCCTTTGAACCCACACGCTCACCATGATTCAGTCTCCACCCTTGATAGAACTGATTAACTAACAACTGGTCTTGTGTTCTGCCGTCAAAATGAAGGGTCGCCCCAGCTCCCGCATTGGGAATAAGGTCGTGTCCTCCACCAGAATAAATAGGTCTGGGGATATATAATTGTTTCTTCTCTGCGTCTCTTAAATTGTGATAATGTCTTGCACCATTCTTAACATTCTGGGGGTACAAGAACTTTTCATTATAGAATAAATTACTCTCTAATTCACCGACAGCGTCGCCAGTGTTTACAAGTCCCCTCGCTCCATAGTGAGAACAAATGGCGAGGTCTGGTGCGGCGGCTTGGTCTTTGTATCCAGCGAAACACCTCGTCACAAGGCGACCAGCTCCCCCCACATTTCTAATATTCGTTTTTGAGGTGTCGGTCGCTCCGGCGGCTGAGGTGATCTGTTGTCTTGAAATTACATAATCAAAATAAGAAAAGGTCAACTCCTTATTCATAGACGCCCACTGCTCCATTTGACCGGGATAGAAAATGTGGTCGCTGATAAACTCAACCGAGTTCTGGTCTATCTGGAACTCAAATCCAGTATCTCCCTCGTCTGCTTTGGAGAGAACCATTCTTTCAAGAGAAGCGGGAGGGGTGAAGTACAATTCAATTTGGATTCTATCACTACCCATTGTGAAGAGGGGGAGCTGGTTGCCGGTCTTTAAGAAAGGGAAAAGGTCGTGTAATGCAATTGAGAATGTTGGGAATAGAGAATTATGGTCTGCCTCACTCGTCACAATAGAAAACTTGCGAGGGGTTAATCCTATCCGTGTGCCGTCTGTTGCTTCACCACCATACTCCTTACCATTTTGGAGAGCAAGGAAGTCTGCTTGTGTATTTGCTTCAAATCCGTCAGTATCGGCTTGGTCGTCAGCGTCCTTGTATGCCGGTCCCCACGCGAGGCAAGTACCATTCTTATATTGTTCTCTTTCAAGTTGAGTTGAGTTGTCTAAAAATGCATTTTTGAGACCCTTGAACCAGCCGAATTCGTCTATATCACAAATGACGCGTCCAGAAGAAGTTTTAAGGACTGCCCTTTGGATTAGTGAGTGAACTCCTACCGATAATGGATAGAATGCAGTTAAAACATTATCACTGGTCTTAACTTGACAACCGAGAGAGATACTTGAAGAAGGTGAGAGAAAACCTTTGGGTTCTAATTCAAAACGACAGAATGTATTATCACTTGAAAAAACAACTGGGCGGAGAATATCACTTTCTACCTCTTGGGCGGTTGAGGTTGGGAGCTGTCTCAAATTAATAATATCCGGTTGAGCGGAGCGGTCTTTTGAAACAGATTTTTTCGCCATAGGATCGCTGGGGTTATAATCAGTACTCATTTTATATTTTAATCAATATAAAAAAAAGGTCGCAAGATAATTTTAAAAAAGGGATTACATTACATGTCTTTGAAATCTTAAATAATCCAGATTGTCAATAACGATTTCTTTAATATTTTGAATTCTTTAATTAATCCATTTTGACACCATTATAAAATCGTTTGTGTCAATTTGGATTACTGGACTACTTGCAGACCATTCTGGTTGAATAGAACACTTATCTCACTATTAACAAAGACGAAAACAGATTGAGGAGAATTGGTTGTGAGGTCTAACTCCATATTGAGACCGAACTGACTACCGGGATTGGAGAAGTCTGCTCCTTGTCCGCCGAGGTGATCGTAGGTAATACCGAGACCCCACGCATAGCCACCATTGGGGATTTTAGTGTACTGAACTTGGTTGTTGTCTGTGGTGTTATTATTATTATTCATATCTCTATTTGTAGTCGTAGAACCGAGCTGGATTGCGTCATTTTCATTAAATAATCTTACAGCAGAAACATAATCCCTAACTACAACCGGGTCGCAATCAATCGTCTTGGGACTTTCACGAAGATTGGTATTTAGTTCATACATTTTGGGGTACATAGTACCTCCCTTCGTCCAGACAACCTTACGGATTGGGGCGAGGTTGCCGTCTGTATTAGAGGGCATAAGGGTTGCATATCCATTCTGGCTACGATTATTCAAATATGAGCTGGGGATAAATGAAGTAAAAACACTTCTAACTTTTGATAATCCTAAATTAAACACAATATTCGCAGATTGAGAATTAATGGTGTCATAATAACTGGATACAGACTGGTAAGTAAATCCAGAAGACGCTTTCTTCATTAATCTTGATAATTCGTCTGGGGTGTAATCTCTAACCTCACAACATAATTTCAAATCACTAAACTCATACCATGCTGTTGAGATAGTTGAAGCGTCGCCAGTATCACTATATAACATTTGAGAATCACTTGCAAGGGCGAGTACAATTTCTAATCCACCGAGCATATTTTCACCGAGGGGTATATCTTGTGTACCATTAAAAAGACCACAAGGTAAGGGGAGGCAGAACTCGTTTTCTGCGTCTTGTCTTACAACATTCTCATTGAATAAATTGAAATTGGATTGTTCTAATGAGGATTGAGACCAGTGAGTATCAGCGTCTTCACGACTCGTGGCGAGTGGTAAGAAGTTTTTTAGAAAGTGTGCGTAGTGTCTTATGTTCTCTATGGTCTGTTGGTGTTTAATTGAACGAGTGGTGAGGGATTGAAAAGCACCATAGACACCTAATCTCTCGTCGGCGGCTTGGACTCCACCAGACGCAGTAGGGGGTTCTGCGTCGTCCTTGTAAAATCTTAATTTACCAGAAATTCGCACTGAACCGGGTATAAGGGTTGCATTAATGCTCGGTACTTGAAAAATTAAATTCGCAATACCTTTATGAAAGCTCATTTTTGAATCACTCGTCTTATTTGAAACTGCGACCTCTAAATAACGATTAGACATTTTTATAATTTAGTTAATATATTATTCTTTAAAGAAAACAATCAAAAAGTTCACATTTTCAATACATGTCATTGAGAGCTACTTTCTGTTGACGAATTCAACTCCTCCCATATTTGTTTATATAACCTTGCATTGTGGGGACTTGTCTGCATTTTAATACTCTTACAATCTTCTCTCCATTTTGGGAGGGCATTTGGATTACTGGGTTTTGGGGGTAAATCATTCGGTACTTTATAATCTGCGTGAGCTATTACCTTTTCGTGAATAATAGGATCATTAAACTTTACAACCATTTTTATAATTTTACTTATATAATTTTTTTATTTTAAATATTATAAAAAAGAATGAGTTTAGTTATTACAAGTAATCAAATTGAAGACGGACTGGACGAGGACGGAGTCGCACAAGAACCTTATTTGTATCGTAATTATATGAAACAACCTTTAATTATACCGAAAGATAGTGAAGTAGCAGTGCAGTCTGTTAAGTTTTCAAGAGACGAAAGCATTACCATAAGACCGGGACAGAAATGGTTTCAAATGTATAATATTAATTTAGAAGATTTAAATGACGGCAGAACTTCAAATGATACAACTGGCTATCCTATTGAATGCAATATTGAAACAACTGATAATGTGGAGCAACAAGTATCTCTTGAAACTTTTTTGACAAAGATTACACAAGCCATTCGTCGTGGCTACCCCCACCCAGATATTTTAGGTGAGGTGGTAGATACTGATATTTCGCCCCTTTGTAAATCATATTATAGTGGTACTAACGACCAGTTTGCCGGTTTATCATTAAGACAATCTTCAAAAGATTCGGCAGAAGATATAGATTACACACCGAACGCGATTAAAAAAACATACCCAGACGACGATAATGAAACAGAATTAACTTGGAATAAGGCGACAAGAGAAGTTATAGCACCAGATCATGTTTTTGCTCACCCTCCTAATAATGAAATTGACCCAGTTGGATATTTTGACGAGAGACCTATTAGTCTCTATGAAGGTAATATGAGAATAGATATTGCTGGTGTATGTGCTGACGACAGCGATTTTGAAGTGAAGACTCAATGTGCTTTTGGTTTAGTTCGCTCCTTTGACAAGACAGAGATTAATTTTGACGCAATGGAACCGGTCTACTTTGATAGAGACGCATTCTTGTCTAATGGAGAGGTTGGAGGTGTACGAAATGCCGGACAAAATCAATTCTGGGACTTCGCGATTAGAATGGAGCCAGTTGGGATTAATGATCAAGAAACAGACGATAATTATTTGAAGATTGTTGCAAGTTGTATGGTTAATGAAAGTGGAGACGAAGAACAGATATGTATGAAAGAAATTGAATATTGGGGGTGGACTAAAATAGGAGCTGTAAGTCCAGAGTTCAGTGAAAGATATAATATGACTGATAATGACGAAACAATTAATCAGTTCTTAATTAGAACAGAGGGGGAACAAGTACTATTTTATTATCATACTGGGGCAATATCCACCAGTGATAATCCTCTTGACGACGCTGGGTGGAAACTATTTTGTGGGTTCTCCATGGCGACTTTCACTGCAACAAATAATAAGAATGTACCTCCACCGATAAATCAGTGTCAGTGGAATATGTATCCTAAGTTTTGGATTTCTTCTCACAAGATTACTCCCACTGGTGGTGGGGGCGACGTCGTAGGAAAATTGAAGTTTTCTGCTTTCTCTGGTAGAGATATGAGTAATGTTGGTGGTACATATTACAATCCGGATACTGATTGGTGGGCGAGAATGAATCAAGAGAATACAACCTCAAAATGTCAAGAAGTAGAGACACGCCCTAAGTTCAATGATCCTTGGAGACAAGACGGCACTTTCTACACACAGCTCGCTTGTGGTAGTAAAGGTGTTGTAAATAGTTATGTATGGGCGTATATCTTATTACCAGATACAGAATATTATATACCTACTGACGGAGCGAATGCAGATAAATTATTAGGTTTTGATAATTATACAATCTTGCAACCAGCGAAAATTGGTGCTACTTATGACGGCGGATATGGTTGGAAATATGACAGCGTTGTTGTACCTCCTCTTATCAATGACGGCACTTTATTTATTCGTCTTGATAATTTCACACAAAAGACACTTAACTCCGCCGTGTCAAGACCTTCAAAGATATTGTATTGTTGTCCTCGTTTTGATAGTAGTGGGAGGAGTTCTGGCGACGGATTATATTTTGAACCACAAGAGAGAGTATATGTGAAACTGGGTAATCCTACTGAGCTAAATATCAATGAGTTTGATATATCCATTTGTGATATAGGTGAGCGTCTGGCTAAACACCTCAAAGGACAAACAATTATTAATCTGCATATTAGAGAGAATCAAACTGGTATGAGACAAGAAGATTATTTGAAAAAGGAGAAAGACGAAGGGGTAATGATATTTTAAATTCTTCAAGACATGTCTTTGTAATTTAATTTTTTAGATTTAATATAACTTTTTTATCGTAATTAATAGAAAATAATAATAATTTATTAATTATAAATATGGATAAAATGCCGATTGTTGAAGATTTTGAAGAACAAATCAACGAAGAGACCGAAGAATCTAACCCTAATTTTCAATATGATAATAATGCAAGTACCGAATCGGTTAATCCCAGTTTAAATGGTATGGGTGAGGATTTAGAGATTAAAGAAGAAGTAATGGAGACACAACCTTCACCACCTTCTAAAATGACAAAGGCGGAGATCTTTGACATACCTTCACCGAAAGAGGATAAACCTAAGAAAGAAAAAAAAGAAAGAAAGAAGCGTCCACCTATGAGTGAAGAACATAAAGAAAAATTAAAGAAAGCAAGGGAGAAAGCATTAGAGACTCGTAGGAGAAATGCAAAAGAGAAAAAAGAAATGAAAGAATTAGAAAAACGAGCTAAACAAAAGAAGAAAGACAACTTGAAGAAATTCGTTGAAGGTGATACAGAAACAGAACATGTCAATGAACCTAAAACTAAAATTGTAGAAAAGGTCATTAAACAAGACATAGATATAGAAAAGGCGGTTTTAGAAGGTATTATGAAATATGAAACAATTAGGAAAGGGAGAAAGAAAAAGAAACAAGAACAACAAGCAATAGATAAGGATAAAGAAAAATTAAAGAAACAGATAAATAATGCAGTACACCCACAAGGAGCTATATATCACGGACAAACTGGTTATTTTGATAATTGTTTTTAAAGGTAAGTAATTAAATTAATCCAGATTGACAATAACGATCTATATATGGTGTCAATTTGGATTAATCTAAATAAGTAATAATAAATAATAAAGAATTCACAACCATATAAAGATCGTTTGTGCCGTTTTGGATTAATCTGTTTTTTTTTCTATACTTTATGTATAAATGATTAAAGTATTAGAATTGTTTTCTGGGACTGGTTCAGTTGGTAAAGTTTGTAAGGAGCTGGGGTGGGATTCATTATCATTAGATTTAGAACTGGACGCAGATATTAAAATGAATATAATGGATTGGGATTTCAAGACATATCCTAAAAATAGTTTTGATATTATCTGGGCTTCTCCACCTTGCACTTATTATTCTAAATTACAATATTGTTGGATAGGTAAGAAGAAAAAAAAAGATAATGGTAAAATTACAACACACGAATCAATAGAACAAGATAGATTGGAGAGTGATAAATTAATGAAAAGAACATTTGAAATAATTGAATATTTCAACCCTCATTATTGGTTCATAGAAAATCCTTATAGTTGTTTAAGAAATAGAGAGGTAATGAAAGATAAACCTTATTATGTTGTTGATTATTGTAAATATAGTGATTGGGGGTACAGAAAAAGAACTTGTATCTGGACTAATAAAAAAGATTTTAAACCATTGACATGTAAGAATGATTGTAATAATATGATCGGTACACTACATAAAAATAGAATGGGGACAACAAAAACAATTCTGGATAATGGTAAAATAATCCGTGTCAATACTGCATTTTTGAGAAAGAAATACAAATATTATCCTAACATTCAACTTAAACATATTAAGTCAGTTGAAGGTGGTAAAAAAGGAGCTGGTAAAGAACACAGAACAGACGATAAGTTAGAGAGGTATAGAGTACCACCAGATTTAATTTATTCATTATTTTTAGAGGGAGAAGGAGTTTGAATTCTTTATTTTTTCTTATATCCTTTCATATCTTTATCTTTCATAATGGAGCCGTCCGGCATTCTGTGAGACCCTTTCGGTACTTTACCTTTCGGTGCTTTCTTTTTATTACCACCACCACCCATACCTTTTTTAAGTCTCTTGCCTACGACTAACATTAAATCATTACCTTTCAATTTTTTCATACGATAAGTATTCTGGTTGAATAGTTTAGGGTCTAATTGTCTGTATCTCCGTAGGTTCTCTGTAATGTCAACCTTTTTAACTTTATACCCATTGTCTTTAACCCACTTCTCCGCTTGTTTCTTTGTGAATTTCTTTTTGTTGAATAATACTGATTGAACCTCCATTTTATCTTTTTATAATTATACAAATAAAATATTTCTATTATTATAATGAATAAAAAAGTACCGAAAGTGTTAAAGGTTAATGACGCACTTGAAACAAATAAATATAAACCTATTCACCCTCACCTCCCCAAGCCACAATTTCTAACTTTGTGTATAGGGTCTGTGAGGTCTGGTAAAACGAATTATTTAATTAATGCATTAAGAAATGGAGACGATTTCTATGGAGACGATTACTGGGACTACTATAAGATTATCTCCAATACAATTAATAATGATACAAAAGGTAAATATTTTAAAGACGCATTTGTAGATACAGAAGACCATTACAGCGACCAAATGATAAAAGATCTTGTTGCCTCACAACAGAAATACGAAAGAGAAGACATGCCGACTATGTTAATTTTACTGGACGATATACTCTCTCGTGATTTCAAGAAAACCAATGACATATCGTTTTTATGTAGTAAGTTTCGTCATTACGAAATGTCAATATTTTTAACAACACAATCATTTAGGTCTGTCTCCAATATCATTAGAAACAATGCAACGAACATACTTATATTTCGTCAAAACAACCAGAAAGAACTTGAAAAGATAAAAGAGGAGTACAGCGAGCTATGTGGTAGTGAAGAATTATTTATGACATATTACAATCTCGCACACGACCAACCATATTCATTTTTATATATAGACGGACAAACCAACCCAGCTCGTTTCTATCGTCGCCACGAGACTCTGCTGGGTATAGGTAAGAAAAAGGTAGTTGAAGAAGAACCAAAAGAAATGGACGACGATATATTTTCACAAGCGAAATCCAAAGATAATAAAGAATTAAAAATGAAAAAACCAAAGAAGGACGAAGCAGTTAAAGATCTATATTTCGGTGATACAGATTTGTAAATTATTCAAGACATGTCTTTGAATGTATTTTTTTTAATCCTTTTATTTTGAATTCTTTTTTATAATTAATATTATAAAATGGCGATTGACTTATTCGGTAATGATAGTGCAGTAAACCAACAGAACAATCTAAATGAGGAGAATGTTGCATTGCGTAATGAAGCCCAAGACTGGAACAATAAAATCCAAACACAATATAATCAAGATAAGGCTGGTGAAAGTCTAACTGACGACGCTACATATTCAAAAGATTTAGTAGGTAATGTTATGGGTTCATTCGGTCTTAATCAAGCGTATAAAGGTAGAAAAGAGAGACTGATTGAAGACGCTAAAAAGAGACTTGCAGAAATTACCCCCAGCGAAGAAGTACCAGACCCAGCTCCCACACCAGACGAAGAAGTCCCCGCTTTTGACGGCAATGCACCTTCGCTCCAATTATCCGGTGGGACAGACGACGCTGGATATAACCCAGCAGACGCTTCAAGCGACCCACCAGCACCAGCTCCCCAAACTGATAATCCACCACCGGTAGACGAGGACGCAGACGAAGGACAAACACCAGAGGATAATGTTGAAGGTGAACCAAGACCGGGTTATGTAAATGGTGGTACTGCCGAAGAAGAAAGTGCATTGAAAACAACCATAGGTGAATCTGGTGAGGCAGAACCAACATTATTAGGTATGGGATTAGGTAAGGTCAGTGGTGGACTATTAGGTGAAGAAGCCGCCAAAACAATCGGTAAAGTAGGAGGTGCGGTGACGAGTGGTTCTGTTGCTGGTATTGATTTAGTTGAAGGTATAAACAATTTAAAACAACACCAAAACTTCTTCGGTAAAGACCATGACTGGGAGGACGTCGTTGCGAAGTCTTCTCAAATGATCGCTGGGGCGAGTGATATTGCTGGACTCATACCAGCAGTGGGACCGGAAATTGCGGCTATCGGTAATGTGATAGGTTTAGTCGGTGGTGTCGTGGGTATGTTCGGCGACCATAAGAAAAACTTACAGAACGACCAGAATGTAGAAGACGAATTAAACCAGAAAAAAGCATTACCAACTACCAGAGCGGGAGACCAAGTTGCAAGTGTATCTGCGTCTACTCTCCAACAACAGACCGCATAATCCAGCTCGGTACAAACGATTTTATTTTAACTAATTAATTAATCCAGATTGACATTATATATATATCGTTATTGTCAAAATGGATTAATTAATTAATTGAATAAAAATAAAAAATTATAAGGTTATACCTCATAATTAAAAAAACACAAGATAAAATCAATTTTGAATTCTTTTTGATTATCATATAAAATGGAGACATGTAAATGATATGATTTTTTAGATTTATTTTCGTTTCTTTTTTTTCAAATGGGATTTATCTACCTTGTGAGCTTTTGATTTAGGATTTATGGAGGCATACACCCTCGCCATAGCCCACTGCTCCGCTGACTTAACTTGTGGTCTCACACTACCGGGATTCGTTTTGAATGCACCGATTCCTTTTGAATATATTGTTTTCAATCCAGACAGCTCATATCCAGTTGTTTTACTAATATCCTTTAATGAGTGTGATTTAGAGAGAGGTTTAAATCCATATTTTCGGTTGTAATCTTGTTTATAAGTCATTTATAAATAAGATATATAAAAAAACAATTTAAAAGAATTCAAAGTAAATATTTAGTCCAGCTCGCAAGTATCAATCTCATATTGATTTTTACCAGTACCACTATCCGTTTTGTGATAGAATCCATATATTTCATTGCAGAAATCCAAATATTCTTGATTGATAAAATGTCTGGTAATCTTCTGCGTCTTTTTCTCACCAGTAGGTTCTAATTTACCATTTACCATTTTCATTTTTTCAACCATTTTTGAAGTTGCTTGTGAATCAATAATTTTTTTACCAAACATTAATTTCATAATACGGATAATGGTGGACTTAACTTGTGCGGCTTGTTTGAAGTCTAATTTTTTAGATCGTGTACGAAATGTCAGCTCATATTCTTTCTGCATTTTTTCAGCCTCTTTCGGTGTCATAATTTTAGACATTTTCATTTCATGTCTATCATTCTCCCACGATAATCCAACCGATTCAACTAATTTTTGTGTATAGATAAATCTGGATTGTGAAGACTGATATTTTTGTGAATCAAAATCCTTTTTCTTTTCAAGTAGCTCACTTAAACCTTCAATATCTTTATTGAAATATGAGTTAGTCCTAAACAACCTTTCTAATTCTTGTGGGTCTCTCATAAACACATTATATTTTTCGTCTCCTACCTTTTCAAAAGGTAAATTAATTAAATCAATAATATCACACCAAGTCTCCGGTAAATAGTTTCTCAATAATTCGTGCTTCATATCATTAATCTTCTCTTGCACTTCAATCTTAATAGATTCAAAATATTTTAACCTTATCTTCTCTGGTGTATGAAACTCACATTTATAATCCTTGTGAAATTCTCTACAATACCAATCACAATTTACAAGTACCTTTTCAAAAATGGATAATTCACTATTTTCTTTGTCTTCTAATGTATGAACTGATTCTTTGATATATTCTTCAATATGTTTAGGATCGTCCATTTCACCATAATATAGAATATTATGTTTGTGTTTATTTATCTCCATGTCTAAATCAATTTTAATTTCTGCAATCTCTTTATTCACCTTACCCCACGATTCAATAATTTCTTCTGTTTTGTATCCTTGCAATTCTTCTTTTAATTTATTAGATAAACCTTTTGTTTTAGTTATTTTATCCTCGTTATATTGTAGCTCATTATCAATATCAAAACCACGCATTTTAATTATCCGTAAGAAGTGTGCGAATTTATTTGTATTATAACAATCAAGGGTAAATCTAAATGAAGCCAGTATTTTATCATATCTGTCGCTTTCTTGTTTGTCATATGTCTCACTGAAATAATCAACAACTAATTTTTTACCCTCTTGTATTTCAAAGAGTACTTCGTCCACATTATCATATTTGTACGCTTTCCAAGTTTTACTTTCAAAAAGGTAATATAAATGTGTGATATTTCTGCACCTATTAATTTGTTGAACCATTGCTGGTGGTGATATGGTATGACCTTTATAATAACAAAATACAGCTCGCTCCATAACACTATCTAAACCATAAACAATTTTAGGTGAGAATGCTACGAACTTATGAGCGTCCAAATCAATATCACCACTATAATCACTTGAATAAAATACGAAATCAATATCATATTTATCTTTCATGTCAATGACAAACTTTTCACCAACATTTTTACTATCAAGACAAACCATAGCTCCTTTATCTTCACCACTTACCATTTTACAAAACTCTTCATAAGAAAATAATTCACTCGCTTCAATGCCGTCATTATGTTTGTATTTATTGTTAATATAGATAATATCATTACGATTAATATCGTCCAGAGTCAATAAAAATCTTATTGAATTATCACTTATATCTGCGTCTGTCATAATTACCCTATCACCTTGCATTAGGAGTTGATTGAAATATTTCCAAATAATAGTTCTCTTGTTGCAGAGATTAGGACAATCAACAAAATATTCAATCAAAGAATTATATTCGTCAAGGTATATATCATAACTTTCAAAATCACTCCAATTACCCATTTTCATAAGACTATCAATTGTTATTACAATATTTTCTCCCTCGTGGTCGTACCAAGTATCTATCTCTTCGTGCCAGAAACATTCAATACCAGCCTCTCTAAAAACCTTGACTTGTTCTTTACCTAATGAAACCCTTGATACAACAGAAATAAACCTTTTGTAATTGCCGTCTTTTTTCTTATAGCTCCTTGTAATATAATTTTTAAATGCAGTTGTTTTACCAGTACCAGTATCACTACGACACAAACAATATCTATGGTGAATGTCATTGAAGAATTTGCCGTCGCTGTCCTTATCCAAATATTCTAAATCTTCTTCTCTATCATGTCTTGTAGTATGGATATTATCAATTCTTAATTTATTGTATCCTAACATTGTTTTAGCGTCGCTGACAAAAGAGGATTTATCTAATAAATGTTCTAAACACATATAGTTCTGTGGATTACAGCTCGCCCAGATACTTTCATTTTCGTCTGCATTGTAATATATTTTACCAGTTGTTTCGTCTGTACCATTATTATCACTATACATATCCCATAGCTCTTTCATTTCTGGTGTAGTAAAGGATAATAATTTCATAGCAGTTGTAAAAATATACCAGTCAACTCTATCTCTAAAATAGGATTTAGGTAAGCCGTCCAATATATCAATCATAATTGACTCGTCAAACATATAAGAATATTGTGTTAAATCTACTTCGTCTTGCTCGTAAGCGTCCTTTGAAGAAATTTCTCCTTTACAATTTTTTTTGAGTCTATTTTTAGGTTCTCTTTTCTTTCGGTACAGATTCATAGACAACCAAGTCTCCAATTCAACTGGTAATGGTTTAATGTCAACTGCATTCAATATAGTATATTCACCCTTTTTATCTTTCGCTTTTTTGATTCTACTATCATATCTGGATTTATCAATAACCGAGCTGGGAGCTACAATGTAAGAATTATCACTTCTAATATCTATGTTATGTTCTTCATTTGCAGTAGTCTTAATAAGAGGAGTATATTGAAAAACTAAATGTTCGCCACCATTAGCGGTCTTGAAAGTTAATGTATTGAACTTCTTAATATAATCTTCACCGAAATCTTGAAGAAACTTACTTTTTTCTCTGTCAAAAGGTAGTACAACACCTTCTTTACATTTTTCATAAAAATCTAAATCAACAACAACAATATCACTATGTTTACCACAAACAATACCTCTATTCTGTTTCATGTAGGTCTCTTTCAATTGATTTAAGGTTTGTCGTTTCCATTTATTTTTATTAATGAATCTGGTTTTTTTCTTGTCTTTACTCCATTCATTAGTGGGTTCTTTACCTAAATCTTGCAAGGTAAAAGTGGAGAAATATTTAGTATTCATAATATTAGGTACAGAAATATTTTGAGAGCTGGATTTTGAATTATTTTGAGCGGAGGATTTTTGAGCGGACATTTTCTTTTTATATACTTAAAAATAAAAAAATCTGGGACAATGAACGCGTTTTTGAATATCACTTAATAGTCTAAATGATATTTTCTAAAAAGGTATTTTATAAGAGGTTATAAGGATAATTTTAATTTTGTTTAATTTTCACGCAATAATTTAATTTTTCCGCAGTTGTTTAATTTCTCCGCAATTTTAAATTATTTTGAATTCTTTAATTATTCATTTTCAAATATTTCTTTATTATTATCAACCACTTCAAAAAAATCTTTAATATCTGGCTTCGGTGGGGGAGCTGTGTCTATCGGTACATAACCTTTATTTTGCAAGTACTTATATTTATCTGGATATTTAGACTTGAAATCCAGTACTCTATTTTCTCTTAAATAATATCTGTATAAATTACGGATCTTAATATATTCATTATTACTTAAATATTTCTGTTGTACCATTTCTTTATTATTCTTATAATATTCTTTTGATTTATCATTATTCATTTTTCTCCACTCATTATCATGTTTCAAGATAGAATGATATTTTGTATTTTCTCTTTCACGCTTTTTCTTATATTGATTTACAATTGATTTAATTTTGTCGTCTGTATATTCAGTCATTTTATTTATAACCTTACATAGAAAAAAATTATTGAGAAAAAAACGAATTAGTGTCCCTCGTCCAGTGATTTACAATATGTCTCCCATAATCTAATGCATTCTTGTAAGGTCTCACACCATACATAACCACAAGACCTACAACAACCATATTCGTCATAAGGGTTAGGAGGTTGACCTATTATATCAACAATCATAATCCAAATTGACAATAACAGCATTTATATAATGTCAATATGGATTAAAAAAAAGAATTCAAAATTATATAAAATCGTTTGTGTCAAAATGGATTAAAATTGTGAGCTATACCCTCTGTTTTTTATTTACATTTCAACCATAATATCATTCGCCTTGATTGTGAGGGTTCTTAGGTGATAGACAAAGATTTTCCATAGGGTATTGACAGAGGGTACATTGTATTCTGCGTCAGTACCTTCATACTTTAAGTCTAAACGAGCTGTGCGTCCTCGTCCGTCAAATACAGCATTCTCACCCATAGCCAGCATACGACCAACAACAAAGTTTCTGTTGTAATTTTCAAATGATTTCGGTTCAATACCAAAACTTATGAGGGATTTTTCTAACTCCACAATGAAATTAGCGTCTATTCCACCATTCTTGTTTGTTGTTTTAGAAGTCTTAATAGCTCTGCTCGGCACCATTTTACCATTCAAGAAAAATGAATATTCACTTAAACCATTACTGCAACCTTCAAGACCGGTTCTATTACTACGAAGTTCAAAATCTTCAATAAACTTCTCTTTGTCTTTTGTGATCATATAAGTATCTTTTGCGGCTGTCTGGTGGTGGCATGGATAGATAGTCGCGTCAGTCGGCATACAGATTAAACCTTTCGCTCTTGCATAGTCTAAATGGAGAGGTACTGACGCTTGAACTTCACTGGATAGAGTTGAATGACGCTGGACTCCAACAGAAGGATAATCAAAGCGTACAACACCACCACTTTCTTTAACTTTTGACAACATACCTCTCTCGTATTCTGGGGACATATCAATCTGTTTTACAATTAGTTCAACATTAGAGAGGGTGCAAGTAGGTTGAAACGACGAACCAGCCGCGGCTCCTTTGAGAGCGTCGCTGTATAAAAAGAATTCGTTGTCAATATCCGCACCAGACTTATTCTCTGCCGTCGCCGTAAGAGTGATTACAGAATATTTATCCTTTGTTTCAATCTCCTTAATAACCATTGCGTCTGTATCCACGTCGCTTCCGTCTTCCTTTGCAACAGCAAGGGCTTCACCGGGTATGAAGGGACAATTCTGCACGAGCTTCTGGTTATTCTCGTGTTCTATGTAGAGAGTATCAGTCTTATCACCCGCTCCCGCTTTCCAGTTAGAACCCCCAGCGTCTATTCCGTGAATGACTGGACAGAGTGGAGCTCTGCGGTCTCTCAAAGCTCCGTCAAACTGCCTAAATAGATTGCGACCACTCGCCATAACAAGTTCAAGATAAACACCATTAGTCAACATATTAGGATAGACCTTGCTATTTTCACCAAAAATACCACAATGGAGAGGTAGGGTAATTTTCGCTGGGATAAACTCTGTTGTATTGTCAGCGTCAGCGGTCTTGTCTGGTGCGTCGCCAGAACCAGAATTAATGGCTTTCATATATGGTGAGTAAATGTAATCATTACAAACCGACCGACTTGTCCCTCGTGTACCTCTGGTGTTAGGGATCCATTGACCCGCTCCCTCCGTCAAAGCTCGTTTTCTCTGGATTACTTCGTCTTTATCAAAACCATATTTAAGAGAGACATAAGACGCATATTCAGTATTTTCTTCAAGTAAAGTTTCACGATTACCAGCATAGACTCTCAACTGGGAGAATAAAGAATTTGCACCAATTTCTCCGTCAAGTGTAAGGCGAGTGGTTGTAATGTCAGCCGCAGAGAAATCACCAGAAATTAGAGCGTCAAACTGCAAGAAGCAGTCTTTACCAGAAAAGAACTTAACAGAAGGAGGTATGTAAATACCTATTGTCTGGTCTTGTGAAAAGTCCAAACCATTTTCAGCAGAAATACGAATATCAGTTTGACCGATATTAATTTTACCCTCGCTTTGAAAGAAACTCATTTTTATAATTTAACTTATAAAAAAAAATGAATGATAAAAAAAATGAAAAAGGGATTACATTACATGTCTTTGAATTCGCAATTTAATCCAGCTCGGTACAAACGATTTTTATGATACTTTAAATTAATCCAAATTGACATATTTATAATGTCGTTTGTGTCAATCTGGATTACCACCATTTATTCATATCCCTCTCCTCTTTCTGTTTAACCAATTCTAATATTTCTTTGACTTCTTCTCGTAGCTCCTTGACAGATTTTAGTAAAGAATTTGTAGCCTCTTTTATATCTTCAATATTCTTCTTATTTTCAGCGACCTTATTATTCTTAATCTTCTCGTCGCCCATAGTATTAAGAAACCTATAATTGCTCGGTATCATTTTACTTTAAATTAGAAATAAAAAAAATCTTATATATAAATATAAAATGTCTAATCCATATGAAGAACTCCAAATATTAGAATGCAATAATTTATCTTCGGTTGAGTACAGAGGAGGCAATCAAGATAGTCCAGCAATCTTTACAAATAAAATGGGTTCAGTAGTAGAATTAAAAAGAGGTGATAAAGTATCAGTAGATAAAGCATTCATAAATGAGAAAGGTTGTGGTTTACCACAAGGGATAGAAGTGAAAGGTCAAAATCTACCCTTTAATAAAACATATACCTATACTGAAACTAAATCGGCTGGGTTCAATGAAAGTTATGATAAACTTGAACCCTCCATTTACATGGAGTGTAAATCCAAAGAAATTACAAAAACTTTGAGAGACGATACTATGAATATTGAAATGAACTATTATAAAAATACTAATGGAGAAAATTATT